AGTAGAACCTTTCTTAAGAGACGTTAAAAACAGAAGAGGATTAGTTGACTTCTCAGTAATTTGTGACGAAACAAATAACACTGATTCAGTAATTGACAGAAATGAATTTGTATGTTCAATCTTTGTCAAACCTGCTAGGTCAATTAACTTCATAACCTTGAACTTTGTCGCTGCAAGAAGTGGTGTAGAGTTTGAAGAAATTTACGGTGCAGTATAATAGGAGTAAAAAATGGCAACAATAGACCAATTTAAAGCACAATTAATCGGAGGTGGCCCAAGAGCAAACCGATTTAGAGTCTTTATCCCAAGAGCGGGAGAAAAGATTGAGTTTTTATGCACTGCTGCTCAGATTCCTGCTGCAAATTTATCGACTGTAAACGTTCCTTTTAGAGGTCAAGTTTTAAAACTCGCTGGAGATAGAACTTTTGAACCTTGGAACGTTACAATCATGAATGACGTAGAGTTTTCTTCAAGAACTGCTTTAGAAGCATGGCAAGAAGAAATACAAGGTTTCGGAACAAGTGATGGTGCGCTAAACACGGACTACCTTTTATCACGTGCTTTCGTAGAACAATTACATAAAGACGACTCAGTCCTTGCGAGATATGAATTCTTCAATATGTTCCCAAGTGTTATTGCTGGTATCGACCTTTCATCAGAAGAGGCGACTGCAATTGAGACTTTCCAGGCAACATTTGAATTCTCTCACTGGGAAAGAGTCCTTTAAAAATAGTGAGTTATACCCTCTTTTTGGGGTATAAATATTAGTATGGAAATTTTTGGGTTTGAAATTACTCGTAAAAAAGACGAGTTGAGAACGACACAAGTATCGAATGCGAAATCATTCGTGCCACCCGTTGAGGATGATGGGACTCCCGTCATCCAACAACAGGCGGGTTATATCACGGGTGCTGCATATGGTTCTTATGTCGACATGGAAGGTGGTATCAAGACTGAGGTTGACCTCATTGAAAGATACCGTCAAATATCTTTGGTGCCAGAGTGTGACTCTGCAATCGAAGATATAGTTAATGAGTGTATCACTTCTGACACTTCAGATAGGATTGTATCACTCGACCTCAGAGATGTGAAACTCTCTGATAGCATCAAGAATAAGGTGCAAGACGAGTTCGCATTTCTCCTATCTAAAATGAAGTTCAATCAGAACTCTCATGAAATCTTCAGAAAGTGGTATGTCGATGGAAGAATTTACTTCCATAAGGTCGTTGATTCGTCACGTCCAAAGGCAGGTATCGTTGACTTACGTATGATTGACCCTCTTAAAATTAAGAAGGTTAGAAACGTAGAGAAAAAGAAAGACCCAAAAAGTGGTGTAGATGTCATCAAAAAGATTGATGAGTTTTACATCTTTAATGATAAAGGTTTCGCAAAAGGAACCTCAACTGAAGCATCCTCAGTAAGGATTGCACCTGAGGCAGTAACATATACTACTTCAGGTTTATTAGACTACACTAAGAATGTTGTAGTCGGATATTTGCATAAGGCATTGAAAACTGCAAATCAGTTGTCAATGATGGAAGATGCACTTGTTATCTATAGGATTTCACGTGCTCCTGAAAGAAGAATCTTCTACATTGACGTAGGTAACTTACCTAAGGCAAAAGCAGAACAATACCTTGCAGATGTCATGAACAAGTATAGAAATAAGTTAGTCTATAATGCTCAAACTGGTGAGATTAAAGACGACAGAAAACATATGTCTATGCTAGAAGATTTTTGGTTACCACGAAGAGAAGGTGGTAGAGGAACGGAAATCTCAACTCTGCCTGGTGGTCAAAACCTTTCAGAGATTGAAGATATAGAATACTTCAAGAAGAAGTTATATCGTGCATTAAACGTTCCAGTATCAAGAATGGAGTCTGATAATGGGTTTAACCTAGGTAAGGCATCCGAGATTGATAGAGATGAACTTAAATTTAATAAGTTCACAAACAGACTTCAGAAGAAGTTTGCAAGAGTGTTTATTGATGTTCTTAGAACACAATTAATACTCAAAGAGATTGTAACTGCAGAAGAGTTCGACAATATGAAGGACTTCATGCAGTTTAACTTTGCTACTGATAACCACTTCACTGAGTTGAAGGATGCAGAAATTCTCAGAGAGATTAGATACATTAGGTCAGGTAGTTGATTATGTGGGTAAATACTATTCACACGAATATGTGAGAAAGTATGTGCTAAGACAAACAGAAGACGACATCAAAATCATTGACGGTCAGATTGAAGACGAGAAAAAGTCAGATGATGATAGTGGAATGGATGATGATGGATTTGGGAGTTTTTAATAAATGAGTGAAATAAGTAAAAAAATTGTTGACCAAATAGAAGCAGGTCAATTAGAAGGTGCAAAGGAAAGTATCTTCACTGGTATTAAACAAAAGTCTGCAGAAGCAGTAGACATGAAACGTGTCGAAATGCAAGTAGACTGGATGGATAATCCTACACCTGAGGTGGAGACAGACCAGTGAGAGATTTTAAAGATGTTATGAATGACTTGAGAGAGTCAGTGACATCTATACCTGAAGAGTTCTTTATATTAGAAAGAGACTCATTCAGATTGGGTGAAGAGGTAGTTAACGTTGTATATGCCAGAGAAGGTAAAAACGTAAACATCTTTTTAAACAATGACTTATTAGACGAGGATTTTCCTAGTGTAAAAGTCGCAAAAGAAAGTTTTAAACATATCCGAAACATGATGAATGAAATGATTAACGAAGGGATATCATTAGAGGAAATACGAAATGAAATTAATATCAGAGTTTAACGATTACGGTGTTTCTCCAGTCATCATAGAGGAGAACGAAAAAGGACAAAAAGAATACTTCATTGAAGGTGTATTCATGCAATCCGAAATTAAAAACCGTAACGGTAGAGTGTATCCTAAAGAAGTGATGCAAAAAGAAGTCAGCAGATATGTAAAAGAGTTTGTTGAAAAAGACCGTGCTTTCGGAGAATTAGGTCATCCCGATGGGCCTACAATTAATTTAGACAAAGTGTCTCACTTAATTACCAAATTAGAAGAAGATGGTAACAATTTTGTGGGACGTGCAAAGATTTTATCAACACCAAACGGTCAAATTGTTAGAAATTTGATTGATGATGGTGCGAAGTTGGGTGTATCCTCTAGAGGTTTAGGTTCACTAGAAGAAAAGGGTGGCGCTCAATATGTTAAAAACGACTTTCAACTTGCAACAGCAGGTGACATAGTCGCAGACCCTTCCGCTCCTGAGGCATTTGTCAATGGAATTATGGAAGGAACTGAGTGGGTATATAATAACGGTATACTTACAGCAATGCAAGTTGACAAAATGCAGAGTGAAATGAAGTCTGCAAAGTTAAATCAACTAGAGGAAACCAAACTCAAACTTTGGAAAGAGTTTGTTGAGAACCTATAATATATAAATATAAAAGTAAACTCAAACAGGAGAAAAAAATGGCAGAGTTAGAAAACAACCAAGAAACAGTATTAGAGGCAGGACAACCTGATTCTAAAGCTGAAAAAGGTGATTCAAAACCAGTCAAACAAGGTTCATCTGATGCCGAAAAAATTGAAAGCGGTAAAGTTGAAGTCGTTAAACCTGAAGAAAATCCTGTTGACAAGGCAGTTGACTCAGTAAAATCAGCAGAGAATGTGAAACCTGTATCAGGTGATGCACAACAAAAAAATGCTGGTAGTGCAGACAGTCAACCAAAATTGAAAAAAGTTTCAGAAGATGAGGCAGAGTCTAAGAAAGACGAAGTAAAATCTTCAAAAATGGAATCTATCAAGGCTATCGTCAACAATATGAAGGAAATGACTAAGGAAGAACTTCAAACTGCTTTCGGTAAATTATCGGAAGAAGAAGTTGACGAAAGTTTGACAAAGGCAGAAACTGCAAGAAAAATCGTAGATACACTTAAAGGTATGGACGAAGAGGAAGTTGCAGAGTATATGAAAAAAATGAAGAAAGAAGAAGTAGAAGAAGAAGTTTCAACTGAAGAAGAATCAGAAGTTGAAGAAGAAGTTTCTGCAGAACTAGAATCTTCATTAGTCGAAATCGAGGTAGATGACGACCTATCAAAGATTTCTGAATCTTTAGAACTTTCAGAAGAAAATGCTGAAAAAGCAAAAACAATCTTTAAGGCTGCAGTTTCTTCAAAGGTTTCAGAAATAAAAGAAGAACTAGAGTCACAATACTCAGAAGAATTAAAAACCTCAGTAGAAAAAGTTAAAGGCGACCTATCGGAAGCAGTTGACAAGTATCTAACATATTGTGCTGAAGAGTGGACGAAAGAAAACGAACTCGCAATTGAGAGAGGTTTGAGGTCAGAAATGACTGAAAACTTTATCGAAGGATTAAAAACATTATTCGTAGAGCACTACGTTGATGTTCCTGAAGACAAGTATGATGTTATTGATGAACTCGCAAATCGTCTCGATGAGATGGAACAAAAACTTGACGGTGAAGTATCCAAGAATATGGAAATCACTGAAGAGTTGGAAACTCTCAAAAGAGGCAACATCGTGAAACAGGCAGGTGAAGACCTAACTGAATCACAAAGAGAGAAACTTGAGTCATTAGCAGAAGGTATTGACTTTACAGACGTAACTGATTTCGAAGAAAAAGTTGCAGAAGTAAAGAATGCATACTTCCCTGTTGATGGTGAAAAGTTAGAAGAAGATACAATCGTAGAAGAAGGAACAGGAACTTTATCTGAAGAGTCAGACTCAGAAGACAAAGTAATTGACCCAACTATGAATGCATATTCTTCTGCAATATCAAAACTAAAACCATTAGGTTAATTTTAAAGGAAGACTAAAATGTTTTTATCAGAAAACTTACAAGAAAAGTGGTCGCCTATTCTAGAACACTCCGATTTACCTAAAATCGAAGACAACTACAAGAAAGCGGTTACTGCAGTCATCTTAGAAAACCAAGAGAATGCTCTTAAAGAAGAACGTTCAACTTTGGAAGAAGCTGCACCTTTAAATGCTACTGGTAGTTCTGCAATTAGTAATTGGGACCCAATCCTAATCTCACTAGTTAGAAGAGCTATGCCAAATCTCGTTGCTTACGACATTTGTGGTGTTCAACCAATGACAGGCCCAACAGGACTTATCTTTGCTATGAAAGCAAGATATGCCGACTATCCTACAGAAGGTAGAGAAAGTAATTCAGAAGCGCTTCATAACGAAGCAAGAACTGATTACTCTGCTTCTGCAGGTGCAACTGCAGGCCCACTTGGTTCAGACCATTCAGGTGACCCGTTTAACGGTTCATACGCTTCTCAAACATCATCAGGTATGTCTACTGCATCTGCAGAAGCATTAGGTGATGCTGCAGGAAATCATTTCGCAGAAATGTCATTCACTATTGAGAAAGCAACTGTAACAGCAGTTTCCAGAGCACTTAAAGCCGAATACACAATCGAACTTGCACAAGACCTTAAAGCAATTCATGGTCTAGATGCAGAATCAGAATTGGCAAATATTCTATCATCAGAAATTCTTGCTGAAATCAACCGTGAAGTTATCAGAGGAGTTAACAACCAAGCAAAAACAGGTGCATCTGCAACTGCTTCTGCTGGAACATTTAACTTAGATGTTGACGCTAACGGAAGATGGTCAGTTGAGAAGTTCAAAGGATTATTATTCCAAATCGAAAGAGAATCAAACGTTATTGCTAAAGAAACAAGAAGAGGTAAAGGTAACTTTATCCTATGTTCTTCAGACGTAGCATCTGCTCTTTCAATGGCAGGAGTATTAGATTACACACCTGCTCTTAACACTTCATTAAACGTTGATGACACTGGTAATACTTTTGCTGGTTTATTGAACGGAAGAGTTAAGGTTTATATTGACCCTTATGCATCATCAGACTATATGACTGTTGGTTACAGAGGTTCAAATCCTTACGATGCTGGTTTATTCTATTGCCCATACGTTCCATTACAAATGGTTCGTGCAGTTGGAGAGAATACTTTCCAACCTAAGATTGGTTTCAAAACTAGATACGGAATGGTATCTAACCCATTTGTTGGTTCAACACCATCAAACGGTCTTGCTTCAGCAGGAACAAACCAATACTTCAGAAAAATGGCAGTATCCAACATTCTGTAAATCGATAATCGATTTTTTAAAAGGGGTCTTTTTAGACCCCTTTTTTTATATAAATACTTTATATAATCGTTCATTCACTCTAAATGTAGCAGTGGACGGAAGTAGACAATTCAGTCGAAGGAACGCATCTTTGTAAAAGGAGATGTTATGACTAAATATCAACAAACACTTCAAGTCAGAAGTGAAGTCAGAAAAACTCTTAAGAAGAAAGAAAAACGTGTAGTGCCTAGTGTAAGTAAATCTCACAACTTACCATCTTACATTACTGATAATCCTTTCTATCCTTAAGATAATTTAAACCCCTCTCTCGAGGGGTTTTTTATGTTTGTTGTATGGGTCAAGACTACATCTTATATTTCATTCATGCTTTACTATCTTCTCACCAAACGAGTCGGCCAGTCCAACTCTACAACTTGACTATAATCGTTCAATGTCTTGGGTATTTCCCAGTTTCTTACACTCTATTTTTTATCTAGGTGGTTTCGGCCTTCCACCATACGGAAGTTCGTTTACTGCACCATCCCAATTCGTCAAAAATTTCAAGTGCTTCTCTGTTCGGATTCTATCCACACCTCACGATTATATGCCACGTCTTAATTGACTTTAACAGTGTGGAACACCTTGTCTACGGAACAACCTCTCACAACCAACTAATTTCCGTCTCGACTTCCTACTTTATAATTATACAAAAAAGTATGTATCATTGTCAAGTTTTTAACACTAAATATAAGGACATTAACACACATACACACAAGGAGGAAATTATGTCAAATGGAAAATCAGGGTTCGAAATCAGAGCCGAATTACTAAACCAAGCACAAGGATTACTGGAAGGTAATATCTATCGTAACAATGAAGCAGTTGTTGAACACAACAATAACTTCCCAAACGATAGAAAACCTTATGGTGACCAATTTGTGTCTACAGAGGAAGTTATTTCAGTTGCAAGACAGTTAAACGAATTTGTAAACGAGAAATAACATAAATAGTAGTGTAGGGTGAAATTATTCACTCTACACAATTAGGAATAAACTATGACAGATTATGAAAAAACAGTGAAAGTGTTAGAAGGCCCATGGGAGAGAAGTGTATTCCCTGATGGTCAAGAATTAAGAGAAGGGTTAATCAATAGAAAGATTATCACTTTATATCAAAAAGACGGTTATCTTTGTGAAGAAACGGTCACAAGAGAGTATAGAGGTGATGATTACTTTGATACCACATCAACAAAGAGAGTATTAAAACTTGACTGAAACAACAATAAACAAATCAATTCTAAATGCAAATAACTTTAGATTATTGATTGATAAAGTTCCTACAGTGGAATACTTTTGTCAATCTGTAACTATTCCAAGTATGACTTTTGCAGAAACAGTCATGCCATCTAGAGTTGGTGTAGATGCATATTTTCCAGGCGATAAAATAGAGTTTGGAACTATGAATGTAACATTCTTAGTTGATGAAGATATGCAAAACTACAAAGAGATGTATGATTGGATGGATGCAATTCTTCCTATTAAAGATGGTTCAGACTATGCAACTATAACCGATTCTCAAAGAATTTCTACTGGTGAGTTGTCATCTATCAATAATGCTCTTGCAGAATACTCTCAAATTACACTTGTAGTGAACACAAATAAAAACATTCCAAATAGATTCTTCAAGTTCTATGATTGTTTCCCTACATCATTGGGTGAAATACAATTTCAATCAGGTGCTGATGGACAACCTATTACGTGTGATATATCCTTTAGATTCACATATTTCGACATAGAAACTACCTCTTAAATCCCCTTACTAAATACCTTTAGATATGGTATAATGGTATATTATGACTTTAGATGAATTGAAAGAACAGTGGGAAAAGGATTGTGAGATTGACGATATCGAATTAGATAATGCATCTCTTGAAGTCCCTAAACTCCATGCAAAATACCAAGACTACTTAACTAGTAAATTACTT